CTCTCAGCCGTTCTTACAAAGACTAACCTTCGCGAGACATACCAGACTCTCGATGGAGAGGCTTACAAGACAACCAATGTTGAGGGTACTTTCGCACTTTCAATGTTGGCAGACTGGGGTAAAGCTAACTCAGTATGCGAGGCTCTCTGGACTGCGGCAGAAGCACCAGATACCACAATCTCAGTAACCCTTACCGCTGCTACAGGCGCTCAGTTCGTGTTCCCAATTCTTCCAGAGTTTCCTACTGCTGGTGGAGCTGGAACAGATGCTCAGACTGTAGACTTTACATTTAAGATCGCTAACGGAACCGTCACAGAGACCTTTAGCTAAAAAATAGAAACGGGAGCAAACAATGCAACAGAACATCACAATTAAATACATAGACGGAACCGAGACCACTTACCAGGTTCGCCCGCCAGATTACGCCAAGTGGGAGATGACTACTAAAAAGGTTATCTCTCAGTTTGGCGGAATGTGGGATATCTTATTCGTAGCGCATAGCGCGATGAAGCGAGATGCAGGGGGCAAGCCGACCAAGACTCTCGATGTGTGGATGGAATCAGTCAATGACCTTGAGGTCGGTGACGAAAACCCAAAAGCCATGCAAGAGGAAGCGTAAGCCGACTCCTAGTAGAGCTAGCAATCGCTACTCGGATTCCTATGGATCATTGGAAAACGGCTGAGGATATCTTAACCGCGATTGAGGTACTAGAGGAGCGGAATGGCAAGTGAGCTAGTAGCACTAGACCAGACCGAGCTTCGCCAAGTATTCAAGGCGCTTAAAGGTATGACTACAGAAGCTAACGATGAAGCTAAACGCCAAGCGGGAGCATTGGCGGAGTTCGCTAAGGCTGAGGTGACTCAGACTGCTAATTCAATCAATAGCCGTAAAGTCGCTGGTCGTATTGCCAGCGGATCGCGTGTAAAGAAGTCAAGCCGTATCGGTGAGATTACTTATGGATTCGCTTCTCAGAAGTTTTCAGGTGGGGCAACCACCAAGGATATCTGGGGCGGTTCTGAGTTTGGTTCTAACAAATATAAGCAGTTCCCAGTTTGGTCAGGGCGTGAAGGTCGTGGCTCTAAAGGCTGGTTTATCTATCCAACGCTTCGCAGGATTCAACCTGAAATAGTTGCTAGATGGACTGCCTCATTCGATAAGATTCTGAAGGAGTGGACATAATGGCTACAGGTACCAGAGCACTAACGCTCAAGCTCCTTGCCGATGTTGATAACTTTACTAAGAATCTCAACAATGCCGACAACGATGTTTCGACCTTTGGCGATAAGGTTTCAGACTTTGGCAAGAAGGCTGGCTTAGCCTTTGCAGCCGCAGGAGCCGCAGCCGTTGCCTATGCTGGCAAGTTGGCTATCGATGGCGTTAAGTCAGCTATTGCAGATGCAGCCGCTCAAGAGAAACTGGCACTTACGCTCAAGAATGTAACAGGGGCTACAGAGGCTCAGATAGCCGCTACAGAGGATTACATCACTAAGACCTCATTAGCCTTTGGCGTTACAGATGACGAGCTCAGACCGTCCTTAGAACGCCTTGCAAGAGCTACTGGCAATCTTCAGAAGGCTCAAGAGCTACAGACAGTTGCGATCGATGTTGCGGCTGGTTCTGGTAAATCTCTCGAGGCAGTTACCAATGCTATGGCAAAGGCGGCTGAAGGTAATACCGCTTCCCTTGCCAAGTTAGGCATAGGCTTATCATCAGCCGAGTTAAAGACTATGAGCATGGAGCAGATTACTGCCAAGCTCGCAAATACTTTCGAGAACCAGGCATCAGTCAAGGCAGATACATTCGCTGGCAAAATGACCAGGCTTCAGATCGCTTTTGATGAAGGCAAGGAAACCGTAGGCGCATTTATCCTAGATGCTATTACTCCTATGGTTGAAACTATTGTAAACCAGGTTATACCAGCTATCTCAGACTTTACTAGCAATCTTGGTGAGAAGCTTCAGCCAGTTATCAAGGTAATTCAGCCAATCATAAATGGACTACGCAACGCCTTCAATTCAGTTAAGAATTCATTAGAAGAAAACAATACTCAGCTTCAGCCATTCTATGATTTCATGGTAGCTATCTTTAACTTTGCTAAGGATTATCTAGCGCCATTCCTAGGCAAGGTATTGGGCGCAGCCTTTACCGCTTTAGGCAAGATTATTTCAGGGGTTATCAGTACCTTTGCAGGATTCGTATCGACCCTATCTAATATCTATGATCGCATTACTGGCATCATTAACGCTATTCGCTCAGCGGCTTCAGCCGTCTCTGGCTTCTTTGGTAACGATAATGTATCGACTCCAACTCCTAGTCGAGCCACATCTCCAACGGTTCCACGCATTACCCAATCTTCAAGCCAGACTAACATTACAGTTAATGGAGCTATCGACCCTGAGGGTACTGCTCGCACAATCGTCAGCGTACTTAATAACTCAGCCGCTCGAGGCACTCTAGGCGCGGCAGGACTCGTAATTTAATGACGGCTTATACACCCGATTATAAGGTTATCGTCAATGGGGTTGAGCTATCCAATGTAACGATAGCCGACCTCACTATTACCTCAGGGCGAACAGATATCTATCAGCAACCAGTAGCGGGATATTGCCAGGTTTCTTTACTCAATTTCAATAACACTACTTATAACTTTAATGTTGGCTCTGGAATCACCGTAGAGGTTACTAACTCAGTTGGCTCTTATATCCCTATCTTTGGCGGGCTAATTTCAGACTTTACAATTACAGTCAATAGCGCTGGATCACTAGGCTATACAACCATCGCCACCGTTACTGCCCTTGGAGCCTTATCTAAGCTACCTAAGATTATTGACCCAGGAGTCTTATCTCAAGACCAAGACGGAGACCAGATTTACACGCTTTTATCAGGTTACTTGCTAGGTTCCTGGAACGATGTACCAGCGGCTGAAACTTGGGCTAATTACAACCCTACCGAGACATGGGCTAATGCCGTAAACATCGGACTAGGTGAGATTGACCGTCCAGGCGATTACGACATGATTTCACGATCATCTAGCAATACCGACCTTTACTCACTTTGCACCGCTATCGCTAATTCAGCTTTTGGAGTTCTCTACGAAGATGCCAACGGCAATATTGGCTATGCAGACCAGACCCATCGTCAGGACTATTTACAGAACAATGGCTACACAACCTTAGATGCTAACCATGCCAACGGCTTGGGGCTATCTGCTACGACTCGAGCTGGTGACCTTCGCAATAGCTTTACAATCAATTACGACAATAACGCCAACCAGACTTATACCGCTACCGACCTAGTTAGCCAAGCTAATTACGGAGTTTATGCCGAGCAGTTTACATCTCGGATTAAGAAAACAGTCGATGCTGAAGCCCTAGCAGATCGTTACATCGAGCTCCGAGCTAATCCTTATCCTAAGTTCCAGAGCATTACCTTCGTACTTGGAAACCCTGAAATAGACGATGCCGACCGAGATGCGCTTATCAATATCTTCCTAGGTCAGCCAGTCTGGATTCAGAATTTACCGCCTAATATCACAGGTGGTTCATTCCAGGGTTATATCGAGGGCTGGACATTCAGAGCAAGCCTCAATAATCTCAGCGTGACTTTCAATGCATCTCCTGTGAACTTTAGCCAAGTTGCGGTAAAATGGGAACAGGTAAATGCAGCGGAAACTTGGAACACAATCAGTAATAGCCTAACCTGGCTTAATGCGATAGGAGCAGTAGCGTAATGGCAACCACGACCACTAACTTTGGATGGGATATTCCTCAATCCACCGACCTGGTGAAGGATGGCGCTACCGCTATTGCCGCGCTTGGTCAAGATATTGATACCGCTTTGGTAGACCTTAAAGGTGGCACTACAGGGCAGGTATTGGCTAAGGCATCAGGTACAGACCTTGATTTCTCATGGGTAGCTCAGGATGACTCAAACGCCATTCAGAACGCTATTGTAGATGCTAAAGGTGATCTCATCTCAGCAACGGCGGCAGATACACCAGCTCGCCTTGCCGTAGGTACTAATGGTCAAGTGCTTACCGCTGATTCAGCTGAGGCAACTGGGCTTAAGTGGGCTACAGTTGCTGCAGGTGGGATGACCTTGCTATCAACTACAACTCTCAGCGGCGCTTCAACAACTATTAGCTCAATTTCAGGCAGCTATAATAAACTAATAGCTTACATTTATGGAGTGACTAACGCTTCTTCCAATTATCAGTTTTTTATTCAACCAAATGGTACTGCAAATCTTGCTTATGCAATTCTTCCACAAAACCAAAACAACACAGCACAACAAGATAAAATTACAAATGGCGATATTTCAGCGCAAGCCAACATAACCCAAACAGGTGCTAATTCTACAGTTTTAGAAATTGATAATTACGCACAAACTAGCGCTTTTAAACCATTTACTTATGGTGGCTTTGCCGTTACTACTGGTGGAGATTTGGGTTTTAGAGTTATGGGCGGCATTAAAACCAACAGTGCTATTAGTTCAATAACATTTGTAGCTAATGCTGGAACATTCAACGCAGGAACAGTCCTACTATACGGAGTTAAATAATGCCAAAGCCAATCATTAGAATCCACGACATTGAAACAGGCGAAGTTGTAGACCGCGAAATGACCGCTGATGAATTTGCTGACTATAAAGCATCCATCGAAGCTAAAACCGCAGAAGAAGCTCAAAAGCAAGCCGATGCAGAAGCTAAGGCAGCACTATTGGAGCGTCTAGGAATTACCGAAGAAGAAGCAAAGCTACTGCTCGGATGAAACCAGTATTATGCAAAGCTGGTCAGCAACTACGCGAACAGTTCGATGACTCCTACGATCGTGATAGGCGCTCGGATGGATGGATTGGCGATACACGCCATTCAGCGCGTCCTAGTGACCACAATCCTGATGCAGAGACAGGGGTGGTTCGAGCAATCGATGTCGATAGAGATGTCGTTAAGGGCGGAAAGCCCGACCTCATGCCCGATATTGCTAATCAGATTCGACTCTGTGCCAAGGCAGGAGATAAGCGCATCGCGTACATTATCTTCGAAGGAAGGATTGCAAGCTCTCGCATGGGCTGGCGCTGGCGCAAGTATAAAGGAAGCAACCCACATAACGCGCATTGCCATATTTCTTTCACTAAAGCGGGCGATACAGATGGTTCGTTCTTTAATATACCCATGTTAGGCGGTAAGTAAATGGAAGCAGTAATCATAGGAGCACTAGGGCTTATGGCTATTCCTGCCATTCGTGCGGCTATTAAGTCATACCGATCTAAGAAGGCTCTCGCTGATGTAGCCGTAGATGCTATCGAAGCGGCAGTAGATGCTATCGATAAGAAGAAATGAACCTTCAGGATTACGCTGCTATTGCAGTAGCGATCGTGACGGTTCTGGGTGGTGTAGCTGCTCTAC